GCGCCCGGACGAAACGAGACCCGACCGCGTCACAGCGGCTCCTCGTACCAGGGGAACGGGTAGCCGCTCGGCGGCGGGCCGGTCGGAACGTAGATCGTCCCGCTCACGCCGAGATCACCGCGCTCGGTGGATATCGTGCGGAGCCCCGTCGACGACGCCTTGACGTGCGGAGCGAGCATGGCCCGGTTCGCTGCGGTCAAGTACATGCCGTCCGCAGCCGCTTCCGACCACTGCCGGCGGTAGTCATCGACCCCGTCGCCGATGAGGCCCTCAGGGTTGAACCACATGCGCGCCGCAACGTCGACGACAACGTCAGACGCCGCCTCGGGCACTTCGGCATGTTCGTTCGAACCCCACTCGACGCCCGTGTGAGAGCGGACGAGATTGGACGCCATGCGCAGCAGCAGCTCAGCTCGAGCGTTGCCATCAGCGATTTCCTCGCCGACGAAAGCGCTTAGATCCGCCACCGTGGCGATGGGTGCTGCTGGCATGACGCCCTCCTTCGTTCAGGCTCAGGCGAGCTTCATCGACACAGCGCGACGCTCGTCGAGGAAGTCGGCGCCGACGAACGTGTCGATGATCGCCTGGTCCTCGAGCTGCAGCGGGTTGTAGTGCTGGATGTAGCGCAGGCCGAAACCGTCCTGCGAGACATTCGCGGAGAACGCTGCACCCTTCGGCTGCACCGACGGGCGCGTGATGAGCGCGAACGCGTCACGCTGGTAGGCGACGGCGAAGTTGTCGCCGAGCTCGGGTGCGACGACGATGTCGAAGCCGAACAGGCGGCCGATCGTCGCCTCGCGCAGCAGGCCATCCGTTCCGGACTCGTTGACCTTCTGGAGCTGCGGCAGGTTGAGCAGCGCGGCCTCAATGCCGGGACCGACGGCGAGCGTACGGTCGGCGAGAGGGACGTTGCGCTTGTTGAGCTCCTGGCGAAGCTTGATGATCGCGGCGAGGGCGTCCGTGCCGTCGGCCTTCATCGTGATCGGCGTGGACGCCGACGGGGTCTTCTTGATGACCTCGATGAGCGGCTTCGCGACGCCGGTCGCGACGCACTCCATCAGCGGAGCGAGAACCTGCTGCTCGAGGGACGTCAGCGTGAACGTCTCGAAGTCGTCCGGCAGGCGCACGGCCTTGTAGACCTGGTCGGTGATGGTGATCGACTTGTAGGTCTGGGCCACCTCGTCGAACACGATCGCGTCACGAGCGTCACGGTTCGCCTTCGAGTAGACGCGCGCCTCGGGCACGGTCAGCTCGACGGGCTTGAGGATGTTCACCGTCTGGCCGCGGCCGTTGATGAACTCGGAACCCATCTGCGTGTTGACGGTGCGGGGCAGCGTCGAGATGAATCGCAGGGCTGCGAGCGACGAGCGCGCGGCCTGCACGGGGGTGTAGAGCTGATGCGCCACGTTGACCTCCTATGGTCGAGTTGACCGCAGCGGGACCGTGGCGGAGCCGTGCGGGGGAATGTGTCAGCGACGGAACATGCGAGCGCCAATCTTCTGCAGATCGGTCTCCTCCGGTTCCCGGTCGCCTTCGCCGCCGGCGCGGAGCGCTTCGACGGGCTTTCGGGGGCGCGCCGGGCCTCCGCCGGCGATCTTCACGAGCTCCTCGGCGTCCGCGATGAGTTCCTCACGGGTTCCGCCAGAGAGCCGCTTGGCGAGCGCCAGGGGCAGGCCAAGTTCGTAGCCGACGCTGAGGCGAAGGTTCTCTTGCGCGATGCTGTCGCGCTCCTTCGTGAGATCCTCCAGGCTCGCGGCCTTCTTCTCGGCTTCCTTCGTGCGCTCGCGCAGGTTCTTCGACTCGGACTGCAGCTTGCGAATGCGGTCGTGCGCCTTCTCGGCGTCGAAGTCCTTGCGCCAGTCCGGTTCGCGGTCCTCGTCAGCCTCCGGGGCCTCAGGGTCCTGCGATTCGGGCTCGACATCCTCGTTCTCGGGGACGTCGGTTGTGACTTCTTCAGTCATGGGTGACCCTCCAGGGATCTGCTAGTTTCCCGCCCTCCAGGGGCGGTGGATCAAGATCGCTCGGTGGCAGCACGCCACGCGGCGAGAATGTTCTTCGCGGTCGCGTTCCCGCCAGCCTGAGTGACAGCCTTGCGGGCTGCGTCATACTCGGCGGCGAACGTCGCGTAGTGCGAAGGGAGCTTGTACTTATCGCCGAAGATCGGGACTGCGAGGCACCGGCAGTGGTTGTGAGAGCGCAGGGCGGACTCGCTCGAGCGGTAGATCGCCCCACGCGTGGCGAGCATCGCGCAGAACGCGCACGCCTTCGCCGACGTAGCGCGATACCAGCGCGCCCGCGCCGGGTCGCGCTCAACATTCGCAGCGACCGTCTTCCGATCGGCATCCGCCACAAGGCGCTGGATGCCGCCCTCAAGACGCGACCGGGCAGCATACGCATTCGGCTCAGCCCCATACATCGGGCCTATCGACCAGCGCGCGACAGCCTTCACCGCGGGAGAGTTGAGGCCAGTGACGATCTTCGGCTGAAACCCCCGCAGCCCAGCCTCTGCGCGCAGCTCGCTGTAGAAATCCGCGCCCGCACCGCCCGCCATCTGCGCGTATTCGTACAGGATCGCGGCGATGTCGGCCTGGTACTCGTCCGGGTTGAGGTCGTTCGCGTCCTGCGCCGAGAGTGCGCTCAGGGCATCCTCGATCGCCGCTGCGACAATGGCGTCAAGCTCGAGGCTGTGCTGCCTGACCAGCGCTTCCGGCACGAGCGATCACCGCCGCCCTGGCGTCTCGAGCGCGCTTTACGACCAGCGAGTCCTTCCACTCGTCGACATCGGACTTCGACAGGCCGGGAATGAGGTGCCAGAGCTCCTCGGGTGGAACATCCAGCATCGTCGCGGCCTTGCCGAGCGCGTCCACAGCCTGCGACATCGTCCGCGGGGACATGTCCTGCCAGGTCATGCGCGCCGAGTAGTCGCTCGCGGCGTCCACGTTGCCCTCGAGCTGCAGCGCGAGACGCAAGGCCTGAGCGTGCGAGCGGCCGAACGACATCTGACGCTCTGCAGCCTTCTGCGAAAGGCCTGCGCGCAGCTCAGCGATGGCGTCGGCGGACAGGTTGGCGACCTTGCCAGACAGCGCCGTCGAAGGAACCTGCGCGACCGCGGACAACTCGTCAAGATCAGCCTGCGCCGCCTTCAAGAACGGGTCGAGGGCCGTCTCATCGAGCGTCCCGAACTTCGTATCCGGGTCGTCGGCGACAATGAGGTCTTCCTGACGCAGCCGGATCTTCTGAGCCTCGGCGTCAGAGTCCGGCTTCTGCAGGCCCGCGATGGTGCGGACCTTCCACGAGTTGAAGTGCTGCGCCAGGAGCCGGTCGTACACCGTCTTGCGGTGACGATTCGAGATCGGGATGAGCCGCTGGACTTCGCCGTCGGTACGCCCATCGAGGTCGAGCATGTTGGTGTAGCGCACGACCGGGCATACGCCGGCGTTGTGGGCTCGCCACTCGATGAACTGGAAGTCGGTGCCGTCGCTGTTGGCCTGCAGGAAATAGACGGCTTCCTCGTCATACACGCGCAGCAGTCGGCTACTGCCGGACGTTTCCACGCGAAGCGCATACATCGGCCAGTCGTCCTCGGCCGAGTCGGCGTACAGCGCAACCATGCGGCGGGGGGACACGCCACGCATGACGCTGCGTGGCCCCTTCGCGTCCTGGCCAGGGGTCACCAGCACATAGGCATGCCCATATGTCAGGGCAGCCCGGTGAATCGCGGACTGGCGAGCATCGAAGTCATTCGCCTGCCACGTCTCCCAGCCGTCAGCGTTCATCGACGCGTCGGGGGAGCGGAACCCGTCGGCGAACAACATCTGCGCCACCGTCGTCACGACAATCTCGAGCAACGGCGTCGGGCTCAGACTGCGCAACGCCCGGTGCTCATCAGTCGAGCGCGCGGGCAGGCGCATTTCGTTGACGTCCTCGCAACGGATGGCGCGGTCAATGACGTCAAGTTCTTCCCGCTGCCTCGTCCACGCCGGATACAGCGTGTCGCGGGTCAACTTGAGCACTGCGGCCTGGCTCATCACCATGCGTTCACCACACCCCCCCGCTTCGCTGAGTTCCTGAGTTCATGTACTGGCGGCGCATCATGCGAGCGCCGATCGCACACACGGCCGCGTCGATCTTGCGACGCGATTCGCGATGCTCCTTGCCGATGCTGACGCCCCACTTATTCGGGCGCCGCCGAGCATTCTTGAGGTGCTGCACGAGCAGCGCAGACCCGTCGATCGCCACGTCTCCGGTCTTTACGTCAGTCGCGAAACGCTCGCACTCCTCGGTGAACAGCTTCGTGTGGCGCGCATCGCGCATGTCCCACGTCACGGTGTGCTTGCCGTCACCTGACTTCACTGCCATGAACGGCAGGCGCAGCGTTGAGGCCCATTCATCGAAGATCGGCTCCCAGAAGCGCTCGCCCGTCTCATCGTCGCGAGCATCAGACGGATCTCCCCAGAGCCCGACAACGTCGTACGCCGCGCAAGCTGCGCGCACGGCACGGTCAACGGCGGAACGGTCAACAATCCAGCCCTGATCGGCCGGAAGGCGCGGCGGGCGCTGCCACACACCAATCTGAAACACGAAACCGTCGTCGAGGCGGCATCCAATCGCTGCTGTCGCGTCGTCGGTCTTGGAGCCGTCGACGAAGATGAAGACCTTGTCGCCCGCCTCAACCGCAAGATCCGACTTGCAGGCGTCCACTTCTTGCGGCGACAGCCATGCGTCCTCGGCGGCGACGATCTGGTTGTACCAGAACCGGCGAGACTGACTCGGGCTGTTGCGCGTGTCAGCGACCGACAGGACGATGCGCTCGATGTCGAGCCATGTCGAATCGCCCCGGACGGAGCGAACGACCTCGGGGGCAGCCTCAACCGTCAGGGGCGCGTCAGGTGCCGCCTCGAGCGAGTCATACAGGATGCCTGTGTCGATCGCGCGGCCAGCCCTCACCGCTTCGTACGCGTCGCGGTCGTGCTCTGCGACAGAATCGGCGCCGGGCTCGTAGGCGTTCGTGATGCGCAGCGTGCGAGCGACGCCGCCTTTCGACTTCGTCGAGTTGTTCTGCAGCACGTACTCCATGTCATGCCCGCCATTGCTCGAAACCCACTCGTGAGTCTCGTTCAGCAGCACGAACGTGGAGCGCGCACCCTGCAGCGTTGCCGGCGACGACGTCACAGCCTGCAGGAAGCGATTCCCGAGCGCATACGCCGACGTTTTGCCGATCGACAGCTCGTACTCCTGCACGGCCCGCGGCGAAGCGAGCGTCGGCAGGAGGCGCATTGTGTTCTTCGTCTGCTCGAGCGACACAGCGGCGATCTGCACCCACGGGTCAGGGTGAGGGGCGCCGACTGGCTGCCTGTCGGCACCGAAGCCAGCGACAGAGTTCGGGCCGCACTGCTCGAACAATCCGATGCCGGCGCCGATCGGATCTTTCCCGAAGCCCTTGAGGCGCTGCAGGATGCCGTCACGGTAGATGAAGCGGCCGTCTTCGCCGACGGCGTACCAGTGCAGCAGGAAGCGCGCCTGTTCGTCGGTCCAGACCCACGGCTCGTCACGCCCGGCCTGCAAATACACGCCGGTCCATGCCAGCATCTCCCAGCCAAGGCTTCGCTCGGGCAGGAGCCAGTGGTCGCCGTCGCGCTGCCACGATGGGCCGATGCGAACCGGCTCCCACTTATAGGAGGGGACGTCGACCTTCGCTGTCAGGCGGCGCCGGTAGAACCCCTTGACATCATCAAACTCGGCTCGAACATCGGCGACGGCGGGCTCAGCGGCGGCGCGACTACGCGCCACGACTCCACCTCGACTGTGCAGCCTTGCGCGCAGCACTCGACGCGTCCGACGGTGCCTTCGCTCCGGACTCGTCAGGCAGCTTCAGCTTCGCGAGCAGCGCTGCCACCTGGGACCGCTGCGCCCGCAACTCGCCGATGTACGGGTGAATGACCTGCTGGCCCATGCTGCCGGTCGTCGTCAGGGGCAAGCCCTCGTCGCGACGCGCCTGCTCGAGCTCGGCGACCATGTCAGCACCCGCGCAGGCCTGCTCAAGGAGGCCGAGTTCGTCCGGTCGAAGCTCGTACTTCTCCGTGACCGACCGCCAGAGCTTACGCCCCGCAGAACTCAGTGAATCAGGGGGAGAAACGGGCATTTTCGACCTCCAGGGTCACTCGTTCAACCGACCTCCAGGGTCGAAAAAACGGACGAAAACTTTCGCACGCATTCAGAGCTGCTATCCAGGCGGTTCTTTGGCGGCCGGGCCGGGGTCACCCCCCAGGGCTTCAGGCTCGCTTCGACGTCTTTTGCGTCAGCTTTTCGACCCCGGCCGGTCGCGGGTCACCAGCGGCTCCAGCCTCGCCGGCCTTGCGCTTGTCACCTGCATCGCCTTCGGTGCTTGCGGGTCGAGGGTCTCCGATGGGTGTGCTCATGTCAGCCTCCAATGAGTCCTGGGTGTTGCTCGGGTGGCCGC